CAATTCCCGCTATGTCCTAAGCCTGTCCCGGCTGGTTGGAATACCCCTTGCATCCCTCAACATAACTAAGGAACCCTCATGTTTAAAGAATTTTTAGAATTACTCCCGACACTCTTAGCGGGGGTATGGCACACCGAACTTGTCGAACGTCCTGCTATTAAAGACTTTGACGTGAGATTCTTCAAGAACGTTTCTAACCTAGAGATTTTCGTAGGGTTCTTAGGTGTAGCTCTTATGTTACCAGTGATCGCTTTTAATATGCTGATGAACCTAGTCTTAATTGCTTGGGTAGTCTTAGCAGCAATCTTTACGTTGCTAACCCGTGGTCTCAAGACAGTCTATCGAAAGGCACGTAAATGAAAGTAGTTTTCAAGAAAACAATCCTAGGCCGTTTGATGGAAAAGAAGTACGAAGCTGAACGTGAAGGTAAGACCATTGATTACTTCTTACTGACTCCGGGTGAGTGGAATGAACTTCGCTCTGACCGATACGCTTATACAGCACTCAGCTTTCCTATGTATAGTCCTTCAGAAGCAAAAGTCTCCGCTATGACCTTTGAATGTGTAGTCCTGAAGCCTCGTAATGGACATCACTTAGATACTCGTAGATTCCCTGTAGAGATGACAACTGTACTAGGAGAACGTATCGTAGTAGCTCCTAGCGAGTATCACTAAAAATCACTACCTTCTAGTTTTAAATCAACAAGTTACACGCTGATGTGTACACCTTAGTAATGACTAACAGATTATCTAAACAATTCTCTCTAAGTCTCCTAAGATTATCTTAAGGATTACACCAATGGATTCACTTCCACCCTTAAGCGTAGACCTTATCAAGCAGTTAGACCAACAGTACCCCTCCGTATCTCCTAGCACTGATATTTCAGACCGGGAGTTATGGGGGAGGATTTACCAAAGGCGACTGATTGATTCTCTCATGGTCTCGTATTCCATTTCAAAAGAACATACTTACCATATCGGTAAAGAAAGCGAAGACGATTAATGTGCTTTGGCGCAGACATCCCTGATGCACCCCCACCTCCACCACCTCCACCACCTACCCCTGTGTTTCAGCCGGGTTCTGAGTTGGACGCGGATAGCTTAGATGTTAACGCGGGTGCTAAACGTGGTAAACAATCTCTCACTACTCCTCGTGGTGAAGTTGGCCTTAGTATTCCTACAGGTGCGTAACAAACCTAATGACAGGTAGTTCATCTACCATTGCTGGTGAGTATTCAAAATTAGAGTCTGATAGAAACATTTACTTAGACAGAGCTAGGGAATGTGCATTACTGACAATCCCTACGTTAGTCCCTCCAAGTGTTAAGGGTAGTGCAACCAAATTCATTACTCCCTATCAAGGTGTCGGTGCGCGAGGTTTAAACAACCTTTCGTCCAAACTCCTGTTAGCTCTCTTCCCACCCTCACAGCCTTTCTTTAGATTATCTGTAGACGACTCTATCTTAGAAGCCCTAGGCTCATCTCGCGGTGACACCGAAGAGGCACTCTCTACGATTGAGAAGCGCGTAGTCAGCGAGGTTAACTCCTCAGCTATTCGCATCCAATTGTTTGAGGCTATTAAACAGTTAGTCGTAGCTGGTAATGTTCTTCTATATCTCCCTCCTAAGACAACCTCATTGAGAGTCTTCAGGTTAGACCGTTATGTTGTCTCTCGTGACCCTATGGGAGCTGTAGTAAGAATTATCACTAAAGAAGAAATCGCAGTAAAAGTATTAGACGAAAAACTCCGTGAGGAGCTGAAGCTAACCGCAACCGATGAGGCCAAGGCCAAGCTAAACGATGAAGACAAAGAAATAGAAATCTACACCCTGATTGAACGGACTCGCTCCGGTAAGTGGGAAGTTACTCAAGAGATTGAAGGTATGGTCATTGAGTCTACGAAAACCTCATACGCTAAAGATAAGTCGCCTTGGTTACCCCTAAGATTAATCTCAGTGGATAACGAGGACTACGGACGTAGCTATGTTGAGGAATACCTAGGCGACCTTAAATCCCTAGAGGGACTCACTAAGGCAATCGTAGAGGCTTCCGCTGCTGCTGCTAAGATGCTTATTTTTGTAAAGCCTAACGGTACTACACGTAAGCGTGACGTAGCAGAAGCGAAGAACTTAGCGGTACTGGCGGGTAATGCTGAAGACATCTCTACGATGCGGACAGATAAGCAAGGGGACTTTAGAGTAGCTAAAGAAGTCACTGACGCAATCTCTGAGCGACTCTCGTATGCCTTCATGCTTAACTCAGCCGTACAACGTAAGGGTGATAGGGTAACAGCCGAAGAAATCCGATACATGGCTAGTGAACTGGAAGATGCTCTAGGGGGTATCTACAGTGTGTTAGCTCAGGAACTTCAGTTACCGTTAGTTTCACTCTTGATGTCTCGTATGCAACGTCAAGGTTCAATTCCAGCATTACCTAAAGAGATGGTCAAACCGACTATCACTACTGGTATGGAAGCACTTGGTCGAACTGCTGACCTTCAGAAACTCGATATGTTCATTCAATCCTCTGCTCAAGCCCTTGGTGCGGAAACCATCGCACAGTACCTTAGTGTGGATGAGTATTTCAAACGTAGGGCTTCAGCTCTACAGATTGATACTAAGAACCTTATCAAGACCCAAGCTGAAGTCGAGCAGAAACAGCAACAACAACAAGCTATGCAGATGATGCAGACAGCTATCCCCGGTGTAGTTGATGGGGCTAGTTCAATGATGCAGCAACAAGCACAGCCTCAACCCTCACAAGGATAATCAATTATGGCCACTAAGCCTAAACAACCAGTAACACAAGAAGTAGTTCCAACAGCCCCGGTAGAAACCGTAGCGATCACTGAAGTAACTGAGCAGTCTCAAGCTCCCGTAGAAGTAGTCAATGAAAGTCAAGAAGTAGTTGATACAGCTCCGGTAAACATTGATACAGCAGCTATTGATTTAGCTCCGGTAGAAACCTTACCTGTTCAAGCAGCAGTTCCTGAAGGCTATTCGCCTCCTATCAGTAATGGTGGAGTAGAACCTGGCACTACTGTAGTTCTTGCTGACGGTACTACGATTACACATAACTAATATGGCAGATACTTTACAGATTGGTACGGAAGTAACTCCTGAGAATCCTGAGTACATCGCTAAGATGGCTGCTATGGGTGAAGCTGCTGTAAATGGTGGTGTAGCTCCCGTAGCTGAAGAAGCCCCTCCTGAAGTTCCTGCGAAGCCTGAAGGCATCCCTGACAAGTTCTATAACGCTGAGACAGGTGTAGTAGATTATGCTGCACTAGCTAAGAGTTACACTGAGTTAGAGAAAGCTAACAGCACTAAGAAAGAACCTGAAGTAACTCCTAAAGACAAACCTGAAGACGCTCCTAAAGACGCTGCTCAGGAAGCAGTTGAGGCCGCTGGTCTTGATATGCCTAGTTTGTCTAAAGAGTATGATGAGTCCGGTACATTGTCTGATGACAGCTATGCTAAGTTAGAGAAAGCCGGTATTCCTCGTGCAATGGTGGATGACTACATCGCTGGTCAACAAGCCAAAGTTGAAGTAGCCCGTACCCAAGCCTTCGGCATCACTGATGGTGAAGACGGTTACAAAGCTATGATTGATTATGCTAAGGCGAACCTGTCTGAAGCTGACATCGCAGCATACAACAAAGCAGTTAACTCAGGTGACGCTACCTCTCGTGAAGAAGCTGTACGTGGTCTTTGGACTAAATACAGTGCTGAGACAGGTAATGGTACAAACGGTACTGACCTCATTACTCCTAATTCCAATACGAAGGTAGGCAACGGTGCTTATCAATCTCGTGCTGAGATGATGGCTGATATGGGGAACCCATTGTACAAGACTGACGAAGCCTTCCGCGCTAAGGTTCAAGCTAAGTTAGCAGTAAGTAACATTTTCTAGTTTTATGGGGAAGATGGCTGAGTGGCTTAAGGCAAGTAATGTTTATAACATACATCATTACTGAGGGTATGTCACAGAGTTCTTAGAATCTCAATGTGATGGCCTTCCGTGGGTTCGATTCCCACTCTTCTCCCTGTAGTACATCCTTAAGTGCAACGCTCAGGGATTCCCTTGTAGTACCCATTGCAACGATGGCGTAACACGAAGTAACTCTTAGCCCTCTGAGGAGGACAACTTTGAGATGCACGTAGTAAGTCATTGAAGTGATACCCCACAGATAACGTTCCAGTTATCGCTTATATCATTTCTACGAAAGTAATAAATACATGGCAAATGCAACCCCTTCACGTTTAGGTCAAGCTAACTTAACGGGTGACGCTAAAGCGTTATTCTTAAAAGTATGGTCAGGTGAAGTCTTAACAGCTTTCCACCGTGAAAACGTATTCCTGAACCGTTCAATGGTTCGTTCAATTCAATCAGGTAGCTCTGCTCAGTTTCCAACTACAGGCACTATTACAGCCGCGTACCACACTCCGGGTACTGAATTAGTAGGTACGACTGTAGCTGCTGCTGAACGCACTATCGTAATTGATGACTTGTTAGTCGCTCAAGCGTTTATCGCTCGTATTGACGAAGCAATGAATCACTACGATGTACGCTCAATTTACTCTGATGAGGCTGGTAAAGTTCTCTCAGAAACAATGGACAGCAACTTAGCTCAAGTAGGCGTATTAGCTGCTCGTGCTTCAGCCACTATCACAGGTGGTAATGGCGGTACTGTGTTAACAAACGCTGCTTACGGTACTGACTCCGCTGTGTTAGCTGCTGGTTTATTCACGGCTGCTCAAACATTAGACGAGAAAAACATCGGTAGTGACCGTAACGTATTCTTACGTCCAGCTCAGTATTACTTGTTGGCTCAGAACACTACTGTTATCAATCAATGGTACGGCGGTAAAGGTGCTATCTCTGACGGTACTGTGTTGAAAGTTGCAGGTATCGAAGTAGTGAAAACTAATGCGTTACCTAAGACTAACGTAAACACTGGTGTAGCTGCTTACCAAGGCAACTTCTCGACAACTGTAGGTTTAGTAATGAACAAGGCCGCTATCGGTACTGTGAAGTTACTGGACTTGGCTTCAGAGTCTGAGTACGACATTCGCCGTCAAGGTACATTGATTGTCAGCAAATACGCTGTAGGTCACGGTATCTTACGTCCTGAGTGCGCTATCGAACTTAAGACAGCTTAAGTCTTTAACCCTATCACTTTCACAGGTGGTAGGGTTTTTTTTCAATCACTAGGAACATAATGTCAAAATTTTCAGTAACTTCTGATGGTTATACTAAATCTTTCCAACTCCCTCCATTCACCAAGATTAATTATGCAACTGTTAACGGGCTTACCGTAGACGTGCAGGAAGTGGGTGACTATGCTGTATTAGCAAATCCCGGCACCAATGGGCAGACTATCAGTATTGATTACACGCCTGAAGGCCTCGCTGTGGCTGGTACAGGTCTATCAGCTAAACTCATAGCCTGTGTCCCTGCACACGATGCAGCTACGCGATTCACAGATGTTACAGGCAATGCAAACCATCTATTAGTTGAAGCCAGTAATACCAACGCATTCAATAATGACGGCTACGCAACTACTACTGCGGCTGGTAGTGGTTCCACAGGTTTGAATATTCCACAGTCTGTTATTAAATGGAACCCGATAACTGAGAGTTTACTATTAAGCTTTGTTATGAAAAAATCGGCTCCGGGGGCTAATGAAAACGTACTAAGCTTAGGGGCTACAGTGGCTGGTAACCAAGGCTTTTATTTATCTCACCGCACAACCGGAATATTTAAGTTTGTGCCTATCTTAAACTCAGGTTCAGCCGGTTCTAATGTTGATACAACACTTTCATTTTCTGACGGTACGCCGAAAGACCGTGTGTGTGTAGTTGCAATTGACGCGCCCACAGGCTCTGTTTATATATGGCGTGACGGTATTCTAACAGTCTCTTCAGTAGGATTAATGACAGGTGCTAACGCCTATTCAAATGCGGTATCAAACGCAGAACTTCGTATTGGGAGCTTAGGAGCCGCAGCAAACGGTGCTGTAGTAGCTACTCTTACACGCGGTATTCAACTAGCTAAATTCCAAGGTGCGCTTCCTACTAACATTGGTCTAATCGCTGCAAGACTTGCAGAAACGCCATCCATCCCACTATCAGCAATGGAGTGGTAGATGAAAGTTATATGCGCTGTACTTGGACAGAGTAATGAGCAAGGTGCAAATGTTATTGGGCAGGTTAACCGAACCGCTGGCTTTGGCGCACCCGCACTAGATATTATTGCGCCGCAAGGTGGCTATGGAAGTCCATGGCCTAGTGCAGCACAGAAAGCAGGTGAACTTGGGCATTGGGTTACATTCAGGAATCATGCGCGAGGGGCTACAGGCTTGTGTGATACTTGGGTTGGAATCGCTAAGAATTATGTTTTTGCGATGACAGTTGCTCACGGTAGTTACATCATCTCAGGGGGTAACTTATACAAAGCAGTTGGCGCAATAGGAACTGTTTACACATTGAACGTAGCGCCCAGTTCAGGTGTAGGTACTAGCGGTTTAGCTTCTTGGACTAATTTAGGAACAGTAACAGCAGAAGATACTGACGGTAAAGTGTACGCAGTAGGTTCGAGTCGCTTCGACCCTAACGGATTACTTGCAGCTATTGTATCTGATTTAAGTCTACAGACTGGCTACGATAGAAAAGCTGTATTAGTTGCTATTGGTCAAGGCGATAAAACGCTTGGCAGTACGCAGGAGCAGTACAAACAAGCTATGGTAAATGTAGCCAACTACTTTTCTAGCTTAGATATTTACACTTACCTTGGAATGACTAACTACGGCGCAACTGCTGGTTTGGATGCGTATTTAACTGTCACCCTGCAACCAGCTAGATTACAAGCACTGACAGAGCTGGCTGGTAATCAGTTTGTTAAAGTTGGTTATGATGCTAGAGCTGGGTTAGGTGTATTGCCTACAAACCCTACAGATTCCCGTCCCGGCTTACTTGCAGATAACATCCACATGAACCTAGCCGCGGCTACTGCTTGTGGGGTGGGATGGGGTAAGGCTATTGTACAACAACAATCTAAAACTACTTAAGGAAACCTATGGCACTCACATACGCACCCCTAAGTGAACTCGAAGCGGTGAATCTTATGTTAGCTACCGTAGGTTCCTCGCCTGTCTCTTCATTGGTAACCACCAGTGATCTACAGGTCTCAATGGCAAAACAATTCCTCTTCGATGATAGTCGAGATGTTCAGGACGTAGGGTATCACTTCAATTCCGAAGAGAACTATCCGTTAGCCCTGAACATTAACTCAGAGATTCTCTACCCGGCAAACACGCTTAGGTTAGATGTCTCTGATACTCACAGTCAGAAGTTCGATGTAGCCATGAGGGGAACCCGACTGTATGACCGTAAGAGTCATTCATATACCTTCAGTGAAGCTATTAACGTAGACATCACGTTCTTTCTACCTTGGGATGAACTACCACAAGCAGCTCGTCAGTATATCGCTGTAAAGGCAGCTCGTAGATTCCAACGTAGGGTTCAAGGTGATGAAGCTATTGAGAAGTACACAGCCGTAGAAGAATCAAAAGCCTTAGCACAACTGGAAGACTTTGACTCTTCAACCCGTGATTACAACTTAGGAGATAACTACGATGTATTTCAAATCATCTCAAGGTAATACTTGGGATTAGTAAACAGAAGCATCCCTAACCTCTACAACGGGGTTAGTCAACAACCTCCCTCCCTCCGACTCACTTCCCAAGCTACAGAACAAATCAACGGTTTATCCTCAGTTGTCTATGGTCTAGCTAAACGGCCTCCTACGAAACACGTAGCGAAGTTAAGCACTTCAGTTTTAGAGGATTCCTTTGTACACACAATCAATCGTGATGCTACAGAACAATACAAAGTCATCATTACTAACGGTGGTCTTAAGGTTTACGCTGTAGCTACTGGCCTAGAGAAGACTGTAAGTTTCCCTGATGGGACAGCTTACCTAAACGCTGTAGACCCCTCTACGAGCTTTGCTTGTGTAACCGTAGCTGACTATACCTTTATCGTGAATAAGAATGTTGTAGTGGCCTCTGCTGCTACGCTATCCACAGGTACATCTAAAGGTTCTAAACAGCAGTTCGTAGACTTACCCACCAGCGGGAATACCGTAGGTGATGTGTGGGAAATCGCAGGGACAGGTACGAACTCATTCGACAGTTACTATGTTAAGTGGGATGGGTCAGGCACTTGGCGAGAGACAATCAAGCCGGGTATTAAGGTAGCCTTGGATGCTGCTACCATGCCTTTCAGATTAGTAAACAATGGTGACGGTACGTTCACTTGTAGTAAAAACGTGTGGGCTAATAGGTTAGTAGGGGATGACACCTCAGCTTCCTTCCCATCATTCGTAGGTCATACCATTGGGGACGTGTACTTCCATCGTAACCGTCTAGGGTTCATTGCTAGTGAGAATGTGATTTTCAGTAGGGCAGGGAGTTTCTTTAACTTCTTCCCTGAGACTGTCACTGTAGTTCTCGATACAGACCCTGTAGATGTCGCTGTGAGTCACACTAAGGTAGCGGTACTACGACACGCTTTAGCCTTCAACACTTCCTTGATGTTGTTCGCTGACCAAGCACAGTTTCAATTGACTGCTAAGGACATCTTAAGTCCGAAGACAGCAGTTATCAATGTAACGACTGAGTTCGATATTGAGGCTAAGTGTAAGCCTACGACTTCAGGTACAAGCATTTTCTTCGGTGTCACTAAAGGCCAACACTCAGGTATCAAAGAATACCTAGTACAGCCTCTCACGTACACTAACGATGCTTCAGATTTAACGGCGCACGTTCCTAAGTACATCCCTAAGAATCTCTTTAAGTTAGCTTCCAGTAACCTAGACAATGTGGTCATTGCCTTATCGAAAGATGAGCGTAGTACCTTATATGTGTATAGATACTATTGGAGTTCTCCTGAAGAGAAGGTGCAGTCATCATGGTCTAAGTTCACCTTAGATGCTGGTGCAGTCATCTTAGATGCTGAGTTCCGCAACACTGTATTGGACTTAGTAGTTAAACGTAGTGATGGTACATACCTAGAGTCTTTAAACCTAGAGGCTATCAATGATGCTTTGGATGGGCGTATCTTACTCGACCAAAAAGTATCAGTCACAGGTGTCTTCGATGCTGGTACTGGACAGACTACATGGACGCTCCCATACCCTGTAGACGATACCTTTAAGATTGTCTTAGGAGAATCTTTCACTTCACAGGTAGCAACTGTATTGTCACCTTCAGCTCCTACAGCTTACACGCTACGGGTTCCGGGTAACTTTGCTTCAGGTGCAGTATTCATTGGTAGACCTTACACGTTCCGGTTTACGTTCTCCCCGGTTGTCTTTAAGGATGAACAGAAGGTAGCTGTAGTTCATTACAAGGTTAAGCTCAAGAACTTTGAGATTCTCTTTGATGACACTGGCTACTTCAGAGCTGAGGTTAACCCTGACGGTAGGGGTGAATACTCTTACGTTTACACAGGGAATACCCTAGGTGACACCTCATGGAAACTTGGGGATATAACTCTAGGTACTGGTAAGTTCCGGTTCCCGGTGATGGGAGATAGTGGTAAGTCAACTATCACATTAGTCAATGATTCCGTACTACCTAGCGTCTTCCAAGCTGCTGAATGGGAAGGCGTACTATCTACAGGTTCTAAGCACTTGTAATGGTAACTGTAAAACGTGTAGTAACCCTTAAGGATTGTCGTGAGTTGTCGTCAAGACTTCGTAGCGAAGACCGGAAGGAAGTACGAGCGTTTCAACCTAACATCCCACTAGCGCAAGCCCTTCATGATTGTGTACAGATGTCTTACAAGACGTATGCAGTCATGGAGGAAGGGGTGGGTTGTATCGCTATCTTTGGTATGCGTAAGTGTGAACCCCCTACAGGGAAACCCTTCGGAGTCCCTTGGCTATTATGCTCAGACGAGCTTTTCAAGAGTGGCTGCAAGAAGTTCATTAAGGAATCTAAAGAGTACCTTAAGGAAGTCACAGAAGACTTCTATTACTACTTCAACTATGTAGCAGCAACAAATCTTAAGGCTCATCGCTGGCTATCGTGGATGGGCTTTCATATTAACAAGGAGGTAACCCGAACCGTGAATGGGGTGAGTTTCTATCCTTTCATTTATCTAAGGAACGACAATGTGTAGTCCTGCTGCAATCCCGTTGATTATCTCAGCGGTGTCTGCTGGTGTGTCCTATGTACAGGGGCAGCAACAAGCGTCTAATGTCGCTAAGGCTGCTAACAAGAGTACATCCATTTCATATCAGCAAGAGAACGAGAGGCTCCAACAAATCAATGAGCAGTCCTCTTTAGACCAATCTGAGCGTATCAAGCAAGGCCTCTTAGAGAGGGCTAAGTTAGCTACCATCGCTGGTGAGAGTGGAGCATTAGGCTTGTCCTCTGACCGTTTAATCTTAGACTCATTCATGCAGGAAGGTACTGATATGGCCTCCCTTGAGAAGAATCGGTTGAACAATGAAAAGCAGTCTGCATGGTCAAAACAACAAGCTGAAGCAGGGGGTCAATCAACAATCAATAACGCTTATGGTAGTGCGCCTTCACTAATCGGCACTGGCCTACAGATTGGTAGTGATGTGTATGGTGCATCACAGGCCGCTAAGAAGAAAGCAAAGGCTGAAGTCTAATGGCGAGAACTCAAGAGTTTAACAACGGGCAGCGGCAAGTAATCAATACGATTGAAGACACCTCCAAGTATCAGACAGGTGATTCACGTAGACTACGGGTGGTCGCTGACCCTCTGAGAATCATGACGAACCCCAAGGAGACACAGTTAGCCCAACTGACAGAAGCCTTGGGAACTATCAAACCTCAGCTCATGGATTGGGCTGTAAACCGTCAAGCTGAATCTTACAAACAGTCTATTGAACTAGGTAAGCGTAAAGCTCAAACTGGTGAAGTAGCTCAGGGTGAGATGGAGCAGTATGGGTATGACAACGTTAAGGCTGTGAACGATTGGACGGATTGGAACCAACAAGTCCTTCAAGAGTATGAGCAAGGCTTTGACAAAGAAAACGGTGACATAGAGGCTTTCATGAAGGACAAGTGGGAGACCCACCCTTTCACTGACAAGTCTGAGAACTACCTTAGTAAGTTCACTCCGTTAGCTGGTAAGACTATGGCTAAACTGAGAGAGGCTCAAGGTGTCTTCAAGGCAACCCGTCAGGAAGAGTTAAATAACGTAGAGCTGACACGTATGTTCAAGGCTGACATCTCAGACGTTATGGGCGCTGGTCAGGACTACGGAGTATCTCAATACGAAGCTCGTAGGGCTAATCTGAAAGCCATGTTTCCGGGTAAAACAAACAGTCAACTAGACGAGCTGGCTTATCAGGCCGTGTTAGCAACTGCTGAAGAGACCGGGGACACTAGCTTATTCAAAGTCTTTAAACAACCACACGCGGATAAGACTCCGGGTCTCTATGAGATTCCTAAGTGGAAAGACAAGATTGACTCTGAGGTACATCGCATCCTCGCGGATAAAGTGGCTAAACGTAGTAAGACCGACTCCGATAATGAGAAGGCTCTTAAGGTAGCTGCTGATACTAAAGAGCGTGAAATCATGTTCAAGTTGATTGATGCTAATACCTTTGAAGACCCTACAGTAAGAGCTGAGAAAATCCGCGAGATTACCGCTGAGTCACAGAAGGTATCTGAAAGTGGCATCCCTATCTCTGACGGTATCTTGAGTAAGCTCTTAACGGCTTCTACAGGTATTGATAAGAAGCAGGAGACAGCCTATCAATCACAGAACTACGTGACCTTACGCTTAGGTAATCCAAGTAATCAACAGATCGCTAAGGCTTACTACAGTGGGGATATTAGTCAGACTGCTTTCGATAAGCTAATGACTAAGAAAGAGGAAGCTGCTAGACGTGCTGAGAAAGGCTCTACTGAGAAACCCATCTCCTCTGACTTGTTTGTTAAGTCGGCTATGAAGAGTATCGAAGCTAATGCTGGTTATTCACCTTTCAATATGACCAAGGATGGTGAGGAAGCGCGAAGTAACGCTAACGCAGTTAAGGCTCGTGTGTTGGACTATATCGAAGACCTAGTGGATTCAGGTGTCTCTAAAAAAGACGCTGCTGCTCAGGGTGAAGAGTTAGGTATCAAGATGCTCAAAGAGTCCGGCCTATCCAATAAAGCTGTCAATGCTGCTAACAGTAAGATTGACGCGGTGGAAGCTAAGAAGAAAAACCCTGTAGCTTTCTATGGTTCAAATCTTACAGAGTTCGTTAACGATACCCGTAATGGTGCAGTACCCGCTATGCCTCCTAAAGACCTCTTAGAGTTACAACGTAAGGCTAAAGCTCAAGCTATCGCTGAGAAGAAACTTAAACGACACGAAAGTACAAAATAGATGACAGACGCTAGTAGCGATTATTTAAAAGTAGTATCGCCTCAGAGTAACGAGGACTTCCAAGCAGAATTACAGCGTATCGAGCAGACACCTTATGACCCTGAAGAGGACGCACCCCCGATTAATTTAGAGCCTATCCCTGTAATTGGTAATAAGGGTGCGCCTGAGTTGGCTCCGGGGGAAGTAGACCCGGCCTTCGAGGTTCCCTCAGAGAATCCTGAAGAGACTCCTAAAGAGGAAGTTAAGGGTATCGGCGGGTACGCTGCTGATGTGGGTTATGGGGCTGTCAATGGTGTCATCAATGCGGGTACTGAAATCAATCATACCTTAGCTAACATCGCTGACTTCCTCGCTCCTGATGCTTGGACGAAAGACCCTGACTACTTCACTAAGTTAGCTGAGGAGTATTCTCCCCGGTTGACGGATGGTGACCTTAAGGAAGTAGGGTTAAAAGCCCCTGTGACAACCGTAGGGAATATCTCTAAGGGAATCACACAGTTCATGACCGGGTTCCTTCCGGCTCTGAAGGCTGTGCGGAGTATTAAGGCTATCGGTAGTACAGGTAAGATAGCTACGACTATCAAGACTGCTGTAGGTGTAGGTACGGCTGGTGCTGTAGCTGACCTCTCAGTGTTCAATCCTTACGAGGAACGCTTGAGTAACATGGCGATTAACTCCGGGATTCCCGGTATGGACAATGCACTCACCCAGTACCTAGCCGCTGACAACGATGACCCGGAGTTACTAGGTCGCGTGAAACAGACAGCAGAAGGCTTTGTAGTAGGTAAGGTTCTTGAACCGTTCATCGCTATGCTTGGAGCCTATAAGAAGACTAAAGTTGTCTATGGTGAAGAACACGGGATTACTCCTAAGTCACCAGCAACAGCTTCTTATATGACTGACCCGGCTACAGGTGCTAAGGTGGATGTCACTGAGCAGTTAGGTGAGGAGGCTCCTAGGTTTACTCTTAAGGAACCTACTATCACTATCCCGGATGAAGAGACTCAACGAGCCTTTGCTACAGATTACCTCGATGGAAACTATGAGGGAGCTGCAAGTAAAGCTAGTGGCCTAGTCAATCTGAAATACCTGAATACCGAAGAAGGTGTGCGGGATATGATTGAAGCCTTCGCTTTAGTGAAAGACCAAGCCATCGGTAAGACTCGCCGTGGATGGGAAGAAGCCGCTAAGAAAGCTGGTAAGTTAGCTCCTGATGCAATCCCTGAAGCCTCCGCTAGAGTAGAGGGACTAGACTCCTTCGTGATTAAAGCTGAAGAGACTCGCGCTGCTGTAGCCTATAAGGTGAAAGAACTGGCGAACATCGCTAAGGCTGCACCTACAGAAGCTACTACTGGTGAGTTTAAAGATGCTTTCAAGAAGCTGGTAGTGTTAGACGCTATGGTCTCCAATAACAAGAGTGAAATCGCTCGTGCTATGAAGGCTATGCAACGTCCTGCTACTGGTGGTGACATAGCAAACAGTATCGCATCTACAGCTAAAGGTGCTGTAGGCTTTAATGGTCAAACCAATTGGGACAAACTAGCGGAGATGGTGGGTGACCTACCGGATTCCGTAAGTATTACTCGCATGGCTAAGGCCGCATCACTCCCTAACTGGAAGGACGCAGCTACAGAGGTGTATATCAACGCCTTGTTTAGCCCTCCGACATTCGTAGTAAATGCCTTATCGAACACTCTTTCGATGGCGAGTAGCGTAGGTGAGCGATACTTAGGAGCTGCTAGAAGCCAAGTTGTAGGCTCAGGAGACCTAACCTTTAAGGAAGCTAATAACTACGCTCTAGGGCTGGTTAAAGGTGTATCTGAAGGTGTCTTAGCGTTCTCTCAGTCGTGGAAAACTAACGCGCCTATCATGGGTACTGGTAATAAGTTAGACACTGACCAGCTCAAGGGATTCACTGGCGCATCCTTCGGTATCAAAGAGGGTGACGCGCCTATCATGCAGAAACTTGGTAAGGGTCTTGACTTACTTGGAGTCGGCTTACGGAGTCTACCGGGCGGCACACGTTCACTGATGGCCTCTGATGAGTTCTTCAAGGCTATGTTCTACCGTGGTGAACTGTCAGCACTAGCTCAAAGGGAAGCTCAAAAGGCTGGCCTTAAAGCTGGTACACCTGAGTATCTTGCTAAGATTCGTGAGATTGAAGTTGGAGCCTCTACCGCTAAAGTGGGAGACCCCTACTATGGTATCTCTATGTCATCTCAAGATGCTGCTCACCGGAGTACATTTACGGAAGCCCTAGGTGATGGTGGGACTAAACTGATGGAAGGTGTGAGAGCTTTCCCTATGTCGTATGTGGCATTACCTTTCATTAAGACACCTACCAATCTTGTTAAGTATATGACTAGACGTACTCCCGGCCTTGCCGGAATGTCTGACTACATGCAAGGTGAGATTGCTGCTGGTGGTGCGAGAGCTGATTTAGCTGAAGCTCAGATTAGTGCGGGGGCTATGTACCTTACTGCTGGTCTTGCATTAGCTGGCGGTGGTTATACCCGTGGGTCAATCACTGATAACGCTACAGCTAGACGTAACTTATCTCAGTTGGAGGTAGAACAACAGGCTTATGTAGACCCGGAGACGGGCGAACAAACAGCTCTAGGCCGTCTTGACGGTAACCCTATCAGTTTCCTTTTATTCGCTGCTACAGTTCACGAGACTGTCCAAGCGTACATCGCTGCAAACGCTGAAGAGGTTACACCTGAAGAGATGGAGTCTTCAATCTTGGAGATTCTAGCGACTCCTATGGCTGTAGCTGCTAAGTATGTGCTAAGTAAGACATGGACTCAGGGTATGTCACAAGCTCTTGACGCGATACAGAAAGATACTGAGGGTAACTACCTTCAACGTCTAGCTGGTAACGCGCTTCCGGCTGGTAACACTATCAAGTGGATTAACAAACAAGCTGAAGACCCGTTCTTAAGGGAAGCCTCGTCAGCTCTTGAAGAAATCCAAGCGAAAATCCCCGGTCTATCGCGTACCTTACCTCCTGTCCCTGACCTGTTAGGTAATCCAGCTCTAGTTAAGGAACTTAGCATGGCTGGTCTTAACCCGGTAACTCAAAAGGTTCCTACAGACCACCCGGTAATGAATGAGCTTAGACGTTTACAACTCTTAGAACCTAACAAGGTTATCTTAGGTGGTGTCACTAGAGAGGTCGGAGGGGTAAAACTAGACGGTATCGAGAAGTGGAACTATATGCAGTTCGTAAGACAGCTTAAGGATGCTGACGGTAAGGACTTGGTAGACACTCTACAAGAGCTGATTGCCTCGCCTGACTATCAAGACCCTAAGATGACCGATACGATGCGTAACAACCTTCTTGCAGATGTCTACAACAAACGTAAAGACCTCGCTAAGAAAGCCTTAGAGTATGACTCAATGATGTTCTCTCAGGGTATGCCACGGCCTTATGCTGAAGAGTATGACCTGTATGACTACAAGCGAGTGACTCCACTAGCAAACAAGGTAGGTACTAAAGAGTACACGAAGAACAAGGCACTGTTCGGGGACGTAGGTATGTCTCGTGATGACTTCATTGATACTCGTAATGAAGAAATCATTCGTAGTAACTTAGGTACTGACCTTAAGTAACAAGCAGTAAACCCCTAGGCTCAGTCTTAGGGGTATCTCCCAATTATCTCAAGGAACTAAATGGCCTCTTCGTCAGTTTCCTATCATAGTGTTGGCGGTAATCGTAACTTCATCGTAACCTTCCCTTATTTGGATAAGAGTCATGTTGAAGTTAAGGTTGGCGGCACTATTGATACAACCTATACGTGGGTAAATCCTACTACAATCAGGGTGTCTACTACCCCGTTAGAAAACGCTTTAGTAGAAATTCAACGTAATACCCCACAGACTCCTTTAGTGGACTTTGTGGATGGTTCCACAATGACTGAGCAGCTCTTAGATACTGCTACCTTACAGTCCTTATACATCGCTCAGGAAGCCTTTGATGGTGTAGCGACATCCTCAGCTATTCAAGATGCAATCACAGCGACAGCCTTCTATGCTACTGAAGCCCTCGCTAGTGCTACTGAAGCTGAGAATCAGAAAGTCCTAACAGTTGTTGCTAAGGATGCCGCTCTAGTCAATGCTGATAAAGCCTTCCAATGGGCAGAGAAAGCTGAAGACTCTCAGGTAGAGACAGGTAAGTATAGTGCTAAACATTGGGCAGCTAAAGCAGCTCTAGGTCACACTAAAGCAACTCAGGCACAAGCTGAAGCTGGTGTAGAAGACACAGCCTTCATGACAGCCTTGAAGACTAAACAAGCGATTGTCGCTCTGACACCTCCCGGAGTTCCTGCTGGTACTCTCATTGACTTCGCTGGTGATGCAGCTCCTTCAGGTTACCTAGCGTTACCTTTAGTACCCACTAATGTAAGTCGAGGTGGAATATATGCAGCTCTGTTCATAGCTATTGGAACTACTTGGGGTACTGGTGATGGTTCTACTACCTTCGGTCTTCCTTACTGTCCTGCTAATTATGCAATGGTACAAGCTATTGGAGATGTCGGTGATGCTACTACTGGTGAAATTAAGACTCACACACATACAGGTAATGCTTATGGTACTGCAGCAGCTGGTACTAGCTTCCCCGGTTATGATGGTTCCGGAAACCCTGCTACTTCATTTGTCATTGAGCCTACAGGTGGAGCTGCTAACTTGGCAGCTGGTATGAAGGTACTAAAATGCGTGAAGCTCTAAGGAATACTCTAATGGTAGGTCGCTGGCTGGTGACTTACCCTGTGTCCCTTGTGGCAACTCTTGTAGCTTGGATAGCTTCTCCTTTGTTGGCCTTATGCGTCCGTAAGGAATATCGCTTAGATGTCGTTAAGAGATACGGTAAGGCAACGGTAGGGTTCAATAGATACTACTTATGGAAGTGGCTCAATTGGTTTCAAACTCACGACAATGCTTGTGATGAATACTTTTGGGGTGTCTATGGCGATAGCGACAAGGTAACGGTAGAAGAGTACGAAGCAAGTATCTTACTCCGTTATTGGTATCGTATCGCATGGCTCACACGTAACCCGGCCTATGGCTTTGGACATACTGTCTTAGGGTTCCCTAGAGATGACGCTACGATCACTAAAAGTAAAACATGGAAGACCTTTGAGATTACCACTTGGTCTAACCCTGACGGTCGTAAGGCTTTCAACGTCAAAGGTAACCTCTTCTTAACTAAACAATACTATCTCAGCATTAACATCGGATGGAAAGCTCACAAGACTTTCACCCGGCTTATGCAAGCAGATAGATTAATCTCATTCCCTAAAAAGGTAGAAGCATAATGATTCACGATGAAGCATCAAAGGGAGCCTTATGGCTTGCTGTAGTTGGAGCCGCAATTGGCTTAGGTCAACTCTTAGCATCTAAAGAGACCCTGACACCTCGCTTGGTTATCGGTAGGGCTATTTCTAGCGGGGCTTTAGGTATGGCTGCTGCTGCTGCTATCAGCTTTATCCCGGCTATTCCGTTCGCTGCTCAATTAGGGTTAGCGGCTGTCTTAGCTAGTCTAGGTACAAGTGCGTTAGAGCGTATCGTTCAACGTGTATTCGGCGGTAGCTAATGAACATCGGCTCTATCGCTAGTAACCTAGGGATTAAGCTAGATAAAAACGCTCAGTTGAAAGACTCAGGTAAGGCTTACGTCAAGACTGTTAGACAGCGGGACGTAGGTAACCTGTCTATTGGGAGCTTAGGTAGTTTTGCTTCTAATGGTGGCGACCTCAAAGTAGTTGTAGACCCTTTCAGCGGTAAATACTATGGGGAAGCTGACTCTAGCTCGTTCATTCAACACTATGAACAGATGGTGAAAGGTCTTGAGAAAGCCCTTGAGTATATCAATAAGAACGGTAAGCCCCTCCCTAGAGACATGAGGAGTCAGGTAGGTGAAGGCGGTATGGCTAGTGTAATGGGCAACTCCTTACCTGTAATGCCTTTCACTGAAGAGGATAAGCAGAAGGTAATTACCTCGTACACTAAACAGCTTGAAGAAGCTCGCTCAGAGCTTGGTAAGTTCCAAAACAACTACGTTCAGAAAGAAAAGATGTTGCCATCCTTTCAGTTCTACGGAGATAACTGGAATAACTACTTTGAAGGTAGCTACCGTACATCTCGCATAGCTGAAGACAATGATTTAGCTGCTCAACGTAACGGTCAGCAAACTCAATCAGGTACGGAGCTTAAAGCTCAGACTGACCTTAAGATTCCTAAGACAGTCGGTACGGGAATCTCAGGGACAACTTCACTTAACCCTTATGGACAACTAGACGCAGGACTAAATATCTAATGACATCTAAAGCAACTGAAGAAGAGTTAGGTGAGATTCACGGAAGCATGGCTGAGTGGTGTAAGTTAGTTCTTCAGGGTGTCCCCTTGTTGAACGATGAAGGGAAGGCTGTCCTTAAACCGGACGGTCAACCTTGGCTTGTACCTCCTTCACCAGCGTACATGAATCTTATCCGACAATTCTTGAAGGACAATAAGATTGATAATCCACTGACAGGTTCTAAAGTAACTCCGGTTACCGATTCTCTACCTGACTTCAGTGACGAAAGCGCATTTCACTAGCTAATTTAAACGCTAACCCCTCTAGGACGAGTTAAGTATCTTCGGACATATCTTTGGTTCACCCAAGGTTCGTTCGTTCGTCCTAGAGCTTCCCTAGAGGTAATCATTTCCTCATCGTAACAAAGGAATCACTATAGCTGCTTTAAATCTGTCTGAAGCTCAACTTCAAGACATCAAAAAGGATTTTCGTAAGTTTCTATACGTTATTTGGAAACACCTAGGGTTACCTGACCCTACCCCTGTACAGTATGACATAGCGTTCTACTTACAACACGCTCCCAAGCGAAGGATGATTCAAGCCTTCCGGGGGATTGGTAAATCGTGGATTACCTCAGCTTACTGCTGCTGGTTGCTCCTCAATAATCCTGATGAGAAAATCTTAGTGGTATCAGCTTCTAAGACTCGTTCGGATGACTTCAGTATCTTTACTAAACGTCTGATTAATGACGTACCGTTCTTACAGCATCTTAAGGCCAAGGATGGTCAACGGGATTCTAATATCGCGTTTGATGTTGCACCAGCTAAACCAGCTCATGCCCCCTCAGTTAAATCTGTAGGTATCACTGGTCAACTTACAGGTTCTCGCGCTAGTCGTATTATTGCTGATGACATTGAATCTCTGAATAACTCAGTCACACAGACAGCTAGAGACACCTTACTAAATATCATCAAAGAGTTCGATGCGATTATCTTACCGGGCGGGGAGATTACCTACCTAGGAACTCCACAATCTGAGATGTCAATTTATAAGAGTCTCCCTGAGAGGGGCTATCAGATTCGTATTTGGACTGCTAGATACCCTAAGAATACTCTTAAGTATGACGGACAGTTATCTGAATATGTCCTTAAGGCTCTTGAGAAGAATCCTGAGCTTGCTACTAATTGTGGTGGTAGGGGTGAACCTACAGACCCTAAACGATTCACTGACCTAGACTTAGTGGAACGTGAGGCATCCTATGGTAAGGCTGGCTTTGCTCTACAGTTCATGCTCGACACCAGCTTATCCGATATTGATAAGTTCCCTCTGAAACTTGCTGACTTCGCAGTCATGGACTTACACAAAGAAGTAGCTCCTGTGAAAGTATCGTGGGCTTCAGGTAAAGACCAACTGTTACCTTTAGAGTCTAGTGGTCTTGCTGGTGATAAGTGGTACAAGCCTATGTGGGTAGCTCCTGAGTGGATTGATTATTCAGGGTGTGTCATGTTCATCGACCCTTCAGGTAAGGGTAAGGATGAGACAGGGTATGCTATCGTTAAGCAGTTAAACGGTATGTTGTACCTTGTAGCCTCCGGCGGTTTTCGTGACGGTTACTCTGAGGTAACTCTTAAGGCTCTAGCGAACCTAGCGAAGAATCATCAAGTGAACTTCATTGACATTGAGGATAACTTCGGTGACGGAATGTTCAAGACCTTACTAGAATCAGTGATGGTTAGCATCTACCCGGTGACTATCAATCCTGAGTCTAATAGAACTAACACACAGAAAGAGAAGCGTATCATTGATATTCTCGAACCTGTGCTGTCCCAGCATCGTCTTGTGGTTGATCGTAAGGTAATCGAAGAAGACCTGAAGGCTGAAGACCCTAAGTATGCTTTGTTCTATCAGTTGTCTCGTATTACTAGGGACAGAGGGGCGTTAGCTCATGACGATAGATTGGATGCACTAGCAGGGGCTGTAGCTTATTGGCAAGACTCTCTTAGGAAGAATCAAGAGGCTGTCCATAATGAACACTTAGAAGAACATCGTATTAAGCAGCTCCGTGATTTTATGGAGTTAGCTGGTGGGTCAATAAACGAAGATTCATGGGTGTAATCTAACCCACTTAAGGTACACTTTAGACCTCTTTTAGAGACTCTAGGTGTGCCTTATTTTTTCTTTTTAGTATCAATCTCTTACAAAAAATATCAATGACTTACAATCTGAAGTGTACACCTTAGTAATAAGCCGGGAAGATTAATATACTTAAGATAATCTTAAGAGTATCTATAAGATTCACTATAGGTATCTATAAGATTCAATGGTAGAGATTGTCTTACCTTTTATGCTAAGATTCCTGACACCTTAATTACATAGAACAATATTAATAATGATTAAACTAAGCGTAGTAATCGTAGCACTCCTTACCTCAATCTCATCCTTTGCATGGGACGATTCCCGTAAGGACAATGGTAAGTATGTAAACCAGCGTAACGAGCCTAAGTCTTACACCCTCTCCGGTGATGACTACAGACGGAATCGTAGCGATGACTCAGGGTATAACGCTAGGAAGTCTGACAGGGACTCGCAAGGGTCTTCTAACGGTGCATACCGTAGCGGTAACCAAATAAATAACAATGGCCTGATTATTAATACTGATTAAGCCTGTAGTGAACTAATAGATTCCCCTAGGGGGCTGAATAATTTTATGGTAAAAATATGAGTAGGTAACTCTACGCTACGGGTTAGCCGTTCCCCCCTCTAGGGTGGTCGCTCTTACATATTCCCTAGGTAAATCGAAGCGGTTCGCTAGGTAATCATGTGATTTTCCACAGGGCTAAGTCAATGTGTGGTCAAAGTAGTAGCTAAGTTATTGAATTATATAGTAGTGAAAGAGATAATAGAACTCTTAGGGTGTCTTAAGGTGGGCAATAGTCAACTGTAGATAGGTTAGGTGTATGCTGATTGGCATATATACTGGTCTGTATATGGTTGAGTATTGCCCTATTTTTTTTTGATAAGTATTAATGATTGATAAGTAATGTTTGATAAATAAAACTTATCAGCAACACTTCCCAACCCTAAGTGGAATCTATGAGTAAGTCTCTAAGTAACCCTAAGTGGAATCTTTGAGTAAGTCTCTAAGTAACCCTAAGTGGAATCTATGCGTAGTCCTTCAGATACTCTTACACTAGCCCTAAGAGTAATCTTTGAGTCAATCTCTAGTTATCCAGCGATGGCCTAAGATTTATTTATAGTTCCCTTAAGAAAACAGTTGACACGTAGAAACTATCTCTTTATGATGCGGTTCATGCAGTACATTTTCAATCAATCACAAGGAGCTAACATCATGAAACCTACTAACGAAATCAAACGTTTACAAGCAATGTGTGGTACTTATGCGACAGCTAAACATCTCAAGAGCTTAGGATATACGCTAGACCAAGCCTTGCACTTTTTAACGTCTAAATAGTAACTACGAAGGGATTAACACTGACATGAAACAATCAACAATATTAAGAGTTCGCATAGTAGTCGTTATGTTTTGCTTACTGTTACTTAACGGTTTACTCAATGAGAGAGACCAGCGAGTTCTTCAGTGTGAAACAGATACACAGTGCGAGCTAAACGATTACCGCTAAACATTAACCATTAAGGAGAAATAACCATGTCACAAAGAATCACTAATGAGAATCTTGAATACTATGTTGAGAGAATCAACAAGCTAACTGGTGGCGATTTTTGCCTAGGCTATGCTTACGGAGGTGTGCGCCTTGAGGCTAACAAAGGCTCAGTAGATATTAGCTATCGTCTAACTAAGCGTGAGTTATATGACCAGCTCGTAACTATGGACAATGTACTTTCACGTATGCAACAGAAAGGCTGGAAACAATCATGAAAATAACATTCAAGTTCACTGGTAGCTATAAAGGTTCTTTAGGGGTCTGTCAGTCATTCACTGAGACCACACAAGGGTTAAACGTGGAGGAGTGCTTCTTATCCCTTTATAACAAGTATGAGCACATACATCATCCAGTAGTAATTTATCATGATATGGAGTTTAGTTTTAATCGTGATGATTTTACTGTAGGTTATATCGCACAGTGGTCTCACTTAGGGTATGAAAAGGTGACTACTGATTCAGGTGCGGTCTACTTCTTTATGCTTAATTCTGAAGGTGTTTCAATGTACGTTCCTAGCATGAGAATTGCACAGATGGAGATGATTAGAATGTCAGGATTTAACGCCTAAGAAACACTCACTTTTAAGGGATTGTCACGCTCTGACAGTCTCTTAAGGGGGACTGTTCCCTAGTAGATAATCAAGGAGATAACAAGATGATTTTCAAGAATTGGCACTTATGGAAGGGCGTAGCGAACTGGCTCCTTTCTAACGAAGACACTAAGGAACTCAGCGAGTTTACTGACAGTGACCAAGCGATTAACTGGCTATATCTGAATGGACACAAAGAAGCATCACGACATTTTAACAAGGAGATAACTAAATGAAAACAGTAGACAGAATCAGGAAGAACAAGAAAGTGCAAGAGCTAGAGACCTCACCCGATATATTCGTATGGCTTGCTTATGGCTATCAGTTAGACGATGCACATTGCTTTGGTGAAGACACCTTAACAGATGTTCTTAAGACACTCTCAAGTGTTACGCCCTGTGATTGTGTGAGCTGTACTGAAGGATTAACCAAGGCGATTAATCATGTGGACTATTAAATATAAAGGCGCATATATACAAGGTTCCTATGCCCTTGATTTCTGTACATGGCTTCACGTTAATGAGGTAACTGATGACCGAAAAAAAGGTACAGCAAAGAGCCTACACGCCGCTAAATGTCAGGTAACTAAATTTCTGAAGAGTCAGTGAATCACTTAGATGGCCTTAGAGATTCCCTAGGGTTATCAAGGAGATTCACTCTCATAGACAGGCTCACAGAGTCTTTAATTAACCGATACAAAAGGATTCAACGATATGGTCACACCATCATTCAAGACAGTTTACAAAGAGTTTTTCGTGAAGTTAACACGCGACAATCTAAACGGAAACCTTAAGTATGTAGGCACACAGCAAGGCTTAAGATTGACCGCTGATAGTCTAGCCGAACTCAAGGAAAAGATTGATAGCCGCGTACAGCTTCGCGCTGAAATTGCCCGTCAAGAGTTCAAGGCTTTACCTCGTAAGGGTGTAGCTTTCAATGACTATTCAACTATGTACATGGAGACACATGAAGTGAATCGTTTAGTTTCTCATGTGACTACTCATGGGGTGAATCACTATGCTTAATACGACAGTAAGCAACACAATGCGAGAACTACTTGCTGCCTTTGAATCGTGTATATCAGGGGGAAATGGGGAGCTTGAAGGGGACAAGTCTTTAATCCGTAAGGCTCAGTCAGTAATCGCTGAGTTGGACGGTTTACCCAAGCCACCAGCTTTGCCTAAATTTACCGTTATCCAGTACGCCTATATCGAAAAGGAAATCGAAGCGGAGACTCCTGAAGAGGCCTTAGCGATCTACGAAAAGATGGACGTAGAGGGAACCATTACCTTAGACGGTGTGAAGGTCGATTGGTCACTATCTGAAGCTATGGGCATTGAGGTGCAAGATGAATCAGGTGAATCAGTGTTAGGGGATTGGTAATCATGCCTAAATTCAAAGTAATCGCGCAGTCAATAATTACCTATGAGCTAATCGTGGAGGCTGAAGACGTTGAAGCAGCTTGGCAGCTAGGGAAGGAGGCTGATGGTGGTGAGTTTACCGAGCAGGACTACGAAGGTGGGTGGTCAATTTACGATGTTAACCCGCTATCAGACTAGCCTTAGCAAGTACCCAATTGAGCTATATAGCATAACGTAAAGGAGTATTAAATTGTCACAGTCAGAGTTTAAAGTAGTGTTGATGGTCTTGGTTGTATTTAGCTTTCTAGGACTCTTTGGCCTCATTGAGATTATCAAAGAGTTAATCGCAAAGCTGAATCATAAACGTAAGCCTAGGCGTTTATACCAAGGAAGCCTTTAGTTTTTGGGGCATAAGGTTTCTGTTAGGGTTATTTCTTAAGAGGGTGACAGTCTCTTAAGGGATTGACCTTAATCAATCATCACTACATAATGTTCAGGAGTTCACAGACTTCAGAGCTGACACCTATAACACTATAAAAGGCAGACACATAATGGACTTGGTATTAGATATTTGTTTATTTGGCTATGACATCATAGTCGAACGTGTAGGGAATCATTGCGGAGATTGTTCGCTTATAACAATAAATTACAAAAAGGAATCTAATGATGAACGCGAAATCAACTGGTACAGATACAAAATTACTGTCAGCACAGCAACGAAAGTTAGCCGGAGCTATTTTTAGCATACAGGGAATCATACAGAAACACTTACATGAAAACGTAGAAGCTCAGACGGTCATGTTTTTGTTAGAGGTAGCTGCTCAGGTAGAACCTACAGATTTATCTAGTGTTGGACAAAAGCTAGGAATCTCTAAGGCTGCTGCATCACGTAATTTTTATCGTCTAGCTGATGGTAAGGGAGGAGAGGGAGGCTTGGATTTAATCAAGTCTCTAGTTGATTATAACGATAGAAGGAGGGTCTTATTAACGCTCACACCGAAGGGCGTAGAGGTAGTAACAGAACTTACCACGTATTTAGACAAGAACATGAGGAGAATACTCGATGCTGGTACAGAATGATTTTGGTGTATGGCAGATTGACTTGACCGTTGATGGTCAGAGGGTCAGGAAGTCAACACGAACGAAGGACAAGAAGTTAGCTGAGAAGCTACACTCACTGACTGAGGCTGAGATGCTTAAGGGATCGTGGGGACTCACTAAGAAAACATATAACCTTGAGACAGCCTATAGAGATGCTATGTTAGCTCACTGGAAGGGTCTCAAGTATGCCTATAAGGTTGAACAGAATTGGTCTTTATTGACCGAAGGAAAGAAGCCTCTCTTAGACAAGACTTTAGATGTCACTAAGGTAAACGCTGAGGTACTCAAGGATGTTTCTAAGGAGTTAGCCAAGCAAGGTAACGCACCAGCAACTATTAATCGTAAAATGGCTGTCCTGAAGAAGCTATTGAACTTATGCGTAGATTGGGGGAAGCTGACCCATGTACCTAAGATAGCAACTCTAAAAGAACCACCAAGTAGGCACAGGGTATTGACCGACGCTGAGGAAGTCAGTATGATGCGCTTCTTTTCTGAGAAGTACCCCGAACAAGTAGGACTCTTTGAGTTTCTCTTATCGAGTGCTAATCGTCTAGGTGAGGTACTCAAGCTCACATGGTTCGATGTAGATTTTAAGGATGGTGTAGTTAAGTTCGTTGATACTAAATCAGGGGACACCTTACACAAACCTATGACTAGAATCATGCGGACTGTCCTAGAGAGTCGTAAGGGTTTAATCAAGCCGTTCCCTTACACTACGGATATGGTAGAAAGCTATTGGAAATACTTTAGGATTCACCTAGGGTATCAGGACGATGAAACTTTCGTTATTCACAGTCTGAGACATACGTGCGCCTCAAGATTGGTAGCTTCAGGAATGGATTTAAAGCGTGTTCAATTGTGGTTAGGACATAAGAGTTATTCGACCACCTTAAGATACGCTCAGTTATCCAATACACACCTGAGAGATGTTGTAAGTGCACTAAATGAAGTAAAAGACTTTGACTATAGTTTGTCTTACGAAGGTCAAAGTGGTAACAGTAGAGATACAGTAGTTCAAATCCAAGCCTTGTAAAAACAAGGACTTACCCTAAGCCCGGGTGGTGAAATTGGTAGACACAAGAGACTTAAAATCTTGCAGTTCTCCACCCGATTCAATCACTTACATTTTAGTTTGACCGGAGTTTGACTTTGACATGAAAATAGTTTCCTTTAAGAAACAATCACTTACAAGAAATATCAATGACTTACGAGCTGAAGTGTACACCTTAAGAGAGGACACCCTAAGATATACCTTAAGATAATCTTAAGAGTAACTCACCAGCAGTAGTAGATTATCTAGTAGATAGCCTGAAGACACCTCCCTGAGAGAGAAGTCTTCAGGGTTTCTATTAACCAAATAGTAACCACGAATCAACAATAACCAATAGGAGAAATACTATGAGTACCCTAGTAGATAAGCAGTTAGCATTAGAAGCTGAGATGGGCAGTATGGGTGTAGCAAGTTACTTTAAGAACCTAGAGAAGCAAGGTCAAGCTGAGAACGTAGTAGGTATGGCCTTAATCAATCATTCCCTCCAACCCCTGATAGAGAGACTTAAGGAGTTCACTGAGTCCACTAAGTCAGGCCAAGCAAGACGCTTAGGCTCTACTGCAAGATACCTTGAGATGATTGGTCACAAGGAGGTAGCTTTCCTTACATTGCGTAGAGTCATTAACGGTATCTCAGGTAAGGAACGTATGGTTTCTATGGCTGAGGCAATCGCTAAGTTACTTGAGGATGAACTTAACTATCGTGCGTTTCGTAAAGAGGCTCCCCGCTTGATGGATGCAATCATACGGAATCTTAAGTCTACCGCTGCTAATACACAGCATAAGAAGAAAGTATTGATGGGAGCTAAGACTAAGTTAGCGGGAATTGAGAACACTACACTACCTGATGAGGTGCGTATCCGTATTGGGGTTAAGCTGATTGAATTAGTCACAGAGTTAAACCTTTGCCAGTTAGTCACCCATGTCGAAGGTAAGAACAAAACAGTTGTCTATGTGGAGTCTACAGATTCTCTTCAGGTGTGGTTAGCTATGCAGAATAGAACGTGTTCTTTACTGTCCCCGGTATTCCTTCCGATGGTCACTAAGCCTAAAGCATGGTCAACTATGAAGGACGGAGGGTATCTTGAGACTCCCTTAACTTTAATGAAGACACGTAACAAGAAGTATCTAGCTGAATTAGATGAGGTAGACATGCCTATCGTCTATGAATCAATCAACGCCCTGCAAGATACCCCTTGGACAATCAATAAGGCTATCTACAATGTCATGCGTACACTGTGGGACACCACCGGAGGGGGAATCGCTAAGATGCCCTTACGTGAAGGTAAGCCTATCCCTATGAAGCCTATTGATATTGACACTAATCCTGAAGCACTGAAAGAGTGGAAGGCTAGGGCAGCAGCAACTCATAACGAGAACTTCAAGAACCGTAGCAAGGTAGTAGCACTGACACAGAAGCTATGGTTAGCTGAGAAGTTCATTGATGAGGAAGCTATCTACTTCCCTCACGTAATGGATTGGAGAGGCAGAGCTTATGCTGTACCCGGCTTCGTTAATCCTCAGTCTGATGACTTCGGTAAGGCACTCTTACAGTTCTCCCAAGGTAAACCACTAGGCTCTGAAGGGGCTGCTTGGTTAGCGATTCAGTTAGCTAATACCTTTGGGTACGATAAGGTAGACTTTGACAAGCGTATCGAGTGGGCTGAAGAGAATACTCAAGCGATCCTTGACTCAGCGTTAAAACCTGTTGAGGGTAATCGCTTTTGGTTACTTGCAGACAAGCCCTTCCAGTTCCTTGCAGCTTGTTTCGAGTGGTTAGGGTACACCATGCAAGGGGAAGCCTTCGTAAGTCGCATAGCAGTAGCCCTAGACGGTTCTTGTAATGGTCTTCAGAACTTCTCAGCGATGCTACGTGATGAACGCGGTGGACGTGCTACCAATTTAGTACCCTCAGAGAAGCCTTCAGACATCTATCAGGAAGTCGCTAGTGTTGTCCAAGGGTTCATTGATGAGGATGCAGCTATCGGACACCTTGAAGCTCTTATATGGAAGTCTGCACTCTATCGTGACGGTGAACAGTATGTAAACAAACCGATTGGTCGTAAGTTAACCAAGCGTAACACGATGACTAGACCCTACTCAGTGACAGCCTTTGGTATGCGTGACCAGTTGATTCAAGAATTGGACACCATGATAGAGGAGGGGGAGATTATGTTCATAGGTGAGGATGTAGACATCGCTAAAGCTGCTTACTATCTAGCTGACCGTAATCTCCAAGCTATCAGCACTGTAGTTGTGGCTGCTGAGGAGGCTATGAAGTGGTTGCAAGATGTCTCTAAGGTTGTCTCTAAGTTGGACATCGCAGTTGTGTGGACTACTCCCGTAGGTTTACCTGTACGTCAATTCTATACGAACAATCTTGCAGAAACCTTAAGAGTCTTCATAGCAGGGGAGGCAACTAACATACAGTACAACAAGCAAGGCTCGACTCTTAACTCACGTAAGCAATCTGCGGGTATCTCTCCTAACTTCGTTCATAGCTGTGATGCAGCACACATGATGCGGACGGTGGCTCTATGTAAATCCAAGGGTATCAATAGTTTCTCTATGATTCATGACTCCTATGGGGTTCATGCCTGTGACACTAGGTTACTTGCAGATACTCTAAGGGAAGCCTTCGTGTATCAATACTCTGAGGATGTGTTAGGTAAATTCCGGGAGGAGATAATCTACCAACTCAACAACTCAGGAGGTGAGGAGTTGATTAAAGACATCCCGCCAATGCCTAAGTATGGCTCACTGGATTTAGCTACTGTATTAGACAGTGAGTATTTCTTTGCCTAAATAGTATCTACGAGGAGAAAGTATCATGAATGATAAGTTATACAAGATGTGGTGGTACATGGTGATGTATGGAGCAAGTGTAGAAATACGCTGTAAACGGCTGGATTTAGAAAGAAATCAATAACTTACACGCTGATGTGTACACCTTAGCAATGAGAACCTCCAAAGTTCCCTCCCTCAGACCCCTTCGGAGAAATCCCTAGGGGTTCTTTTTATTCTCGATAAGGACATTCAACCATGTGGACTTTACTTTTCTTGTTCGGCTGGCACAGCGAACCTCAGATGCAGCAGACCCCTTTCTTTGAAACTAAAGAAGCCTGTGTGCAAGCAGCTAACCAAACATATAAGACTGTGCAGCAGTTTAACAAGCGCGTTGCTAACTCGTTCGTCTACACATGTGTTAGTTCCAAATGAATACACCTAGCCCACGAACAGTACGTGACCAAATCAGCCGCACGAACGTACACAAAGGTCAGATAGTCGCCTTCAAGTTACTCGATGGTATCTCAAGTGAACCTCAAGGCGACCAGCTAGTAGGTATCGCTATGTTGTTCCTGATGATGTGCGAACGATTCAAGCAAGACCCCCGTGATGTTCTTTCCGTTGGCTCCCGTGTTCTCTACGACTCCCTTTCGATTGGTCGAGGTGAACACACACGGGCTATCAAACAATTCCTAAACATGGAGATTAAAACGTAATGACAGCTTATCAAGAACGTCTGCTATCCGAAGCTCGTGATATGTGGGAACGCGGACACCGTATTCCTACTGACCTCTACGCTCGTATGGCACAGGAAGGTTTAGATGTACAAACCCTAGAAGAAACTTACTACAAGGAGTAACAAAATGATTCAGCAAAAAGTAACGATGGTCACTGAGAACGCAGTAGTGAAGGCGGGTCAATGGGCTTATGTAGGCACTAAGACTGACTATCACTTTAAGGACGATGTAACAGGCTTAGAGTGGACTCAATCTTTGTTAGCTCCCCGCGCTATGCGACAACGTGACCGCAACAAGTACGACAAACCACATCAATCAACTAAACGTCTACAAGGAAAACATTAAACATCATGGCAACTACTGATAAAAAGCCGAAAGCTAAACAATATATTACCCCGAAGGGTATCTTTCAGTACCCTTACCTCATCAAGCCTGATTATGGTCGTGAGGGGTTCGAGAACACTGAAGGTATCTACAAGGTAAACCTTAAGTTATCTGAAGAGGACGCTGCACCAATCCTAGAAGCTCTCCAACCGATTCACGATGAAGCAGTTAAAGAGGGTGAACAGAAGTTCGCTCAGTTAAAAGTAGAGGCTCGTAAGAAACTGAAGTCTCTGACTGTTACTGACTTGTACGAAACTGTGTACGACCCTGATACTGAAGCTCCAACTGGTGAGATCATCTTTAAGTTCTCCACAAAAGCTAGCGGTGTCAATAAGAAAACTAAAGAGCCTTGGAATCGTAGCATCCCTTTGTTCTCAGCTTCAGGTAAGAAATTCAAACCGACTATGGTAGGTGGGGGTACGTTAGGTAAGGTCTCCTTCGAGGCAGCACCTTACTTCATTCCCGGTACTGGTGTAGCTGGCGTTAAGTTATACCTAGTAGCTGCTCAGATTCTTGAGTTGTCTGAAGGTAGCGGCGGCGGTTCTGCTGGTAGCTATGGCTTTGGTTCTGAGGCTGGCTACGAAGACCCTGAGTCTGAGGATGATGGTGGCTTTGGTGCTGCTGATGCTTCAGGTGACGACACTCCTGACTCCGGTGGCGATGAAGATAACTTCTAAGAAACCCCGTCATTTCTCTTCAGCGGTTCGTCAACGTGCAATCGCTGAGGGCTATCGAAGTGGACTAGAAGAAGTCACAGCTCAATACCTTACCTCGAAAGGGGTAGGGTACAAGTACGAAGAGTTAGTCATAGGGTACACAGAACCTGTGAAGACTCGTAAGTACACACCTGACTTTGAGTTGGAGAATGGAATCATCATTGAAACCAAGGGTAGATTCCTCACCAGCGACAGACAGAAACATCTATTAATCAAAAAGCAATTCCCTCAGTACGACATTCGCTTTGTCTTCAGTAACTCTAAAGCTCGCCTCTCGAAAATCTCTAAGACTACATACGCTATGTGGTGTGAGAAGAACGGCTTCAAGTTTGCAGACAAGGTAGTCCCTGACGAATGGCTCAAGGAGAAATCTTAATGAGTACCGTTTATGTGGTAAGCAAGCCAATAGTGGTAATGGAGTTAACCATAGAAGACGCTAAGAAACTCAAGCAGCTTTTAAGTCTGAGTGGTTTTCTAGACAAAGGCACTTACGATGGTGAGGACTATACCTATGAGGATGTAGAACTTACCTCAACATACTTACACAGTAGTTTAAAGCAAGCGATTGAAACAACCAGCAATCCTTAAGTACCTAGTAGTTCACTGTTCAGCATCCCGCCCGAAGAATCACACCGACATCACAACGATAACCAAAGACCATAAGCTACGGGGCTTCGCTACTGTAGGGTATCACTACGTTATCTTGAGGGACGGTACGATTCAGAAGGGTCGGCCTGACGATGAAGTAGGAGCGCATGTATCAGGTAAGAACACTGGCTCCCTAGGTATATGTCTTGTAGGTGGTCTTAACGACATCACAGGGAAACCTGAGAACAACTACACAGATAAACAACTAGCAGCTCTATCAGGACTGCTATTCAAATTAACAGTAGCACACCCCCAAGCGATTATCTTAGGACATCGTGACTTATCCCCTGACCTCAACAAGAACGGACGTATAGAACGCTCTGAGTGGTTAAAGGACTGTCCCTGCTTTGATGTTACTGAGTGGTGGGTGAAAGAAACCAAGGAAAAATTATGAATAAAGAAGACTTAGTAGTAGGTAGCTTGTATGTAGTAGATGACCCTTGTGGTACGGAATTTAGAACAGGTGATGTAGTCGCCTTCCACTACAACGATGGTACATCATCTCCACAATTCAGACGCATTACAGACAACCAGAAGCAATGGGTACACGTATCGGCGGTCTCTCCACAGGCACCTAAGCCAACTCTTGAAGTAGGCCAACGAGTACGCGTAGTAGACCCTGTGCTGACAGGTGGTAAGTACGATAGACATTCAGAAGGTGTTGTTCTAAATGTAGATGCTCGGTCATCTCAAGTACAGTTTGACAACGGTAATACAGCTTGGATATGGCCTACAGAGGTTGTAGTCATTGCGTCTACACCATTAGAGACTGCTAAGGCTCGTTTAGCTGGTACACAACGTATCTACGATGAAGCTAGTGAAGTCCTTGAGTCAGCTCAAGCTGCTTTCAAGATGGCTGATGCAGCACACGGTAAGGCAATCGAAGAGTTCAATAAAGCTAGTCGTGAGTTTACTCAAGCTGACATCAAGAACCTTATGGTAGTTGAGTTAGCACCTTCTCTTGTTAATAAGGCAGAGCTACGCTTGGTTGTTTACGTTAACGATGGCTACGTTTTCTTAGATGAATCAGGAGTACATAAGAATGGTGCAACCAGCAGTACCTTACTAGATGTACTTAACGCTTGGTATCAAAAGACCGACAAGACCTTCCCGGTCACCCTGTAGTTTCTCCTAACAATTCCTCAAGGATTCCCTCATGAAATTCATCGCATCAATCATTAACTTCATCTACCCGTCAACAGTTCAAGGTGTCTTAGGTTCATTCCAAAAGACAGTCAACAACCTTCATAAAGTTTCAGCCCGTCAGAATCTTAAGGCTGATAAGTTGGACGCTCAGATTGAAAAGCTATGGGCTAAGGCTGACGACAAAGAAGAAGTCTTAATCGCTGCACGTATCGAGGCTAACAACGCTTCTGCATTAGCTGCACGTATCTCAGACCAATTCGGTTTAACCGTTTAGTCTCTTCGAGGGAATTGCTTAACAGCGTTCCCTTTTCTTTTACATCTTTTAAGAAGGAAAGATAAATGACACCACAAGTAAAAACCTTACTGACCCACTTACAGGAACATGGCAGCATCTCTCAGGCAGAGGCTAACGTAGTTTATAAAATTCGTTGCTTACCTACACGAGTGTTCGAGCTGAAAGCCTTAGGTTACAAGATTAGTAAAGAGCTTAAGAAAGACCCTACAGGTCAGCGATATGCGCGTTACTCATTGGTTAAGCCTACTGTTATACCTAAAGTCGGCGACCGAGTTCGTGTGATTCTCGCTGACGAGACCTTCAATACTTACAACCTAGGCGATGTCGGTACGGTAACCGAAGTTGACACTGAAGATGAAATGCTTTACGTGGACTTCGACCACAAACCTATCATCCCACCCTTCCTTTGGTTTAAAGAAGTAGAGGTGATTGCTTAATGCCTTTAGCTACTCAGATGCAACAAGCCTTCAGTAAATTCTTAGGAATCCCTGTAAGTCAACTCGTGAGACCAAGTAAGAAGCCTATGTGGAACGCTTCGGTCTCTTTCAAAACCTACAAAAAATTACAACGTGAAGGAGTCTTAGCATGAATCGTGGATTAGCTTGGTTGGCATTGTTCGCCGTAATCGGAGTGGCTGCATGGGGGTGGGTACTTAACGTCATCGCCTTAGCTACTGCTACAGGTATCACTGGTCTCGTACTCCTACGTGCTATCGGTATCTTCGTAGCTCCCCTAGGCGCAATCTTAGGGTTCATCTAGGAGATGGAAAGACAGGACTCGACAGAGAAAATCTTTAGTCATCATGAGTCCTGTCCTAAGTGTGGAAGCAGGAACGGCCTAGCGGTTTACACCAATGGTCATGTCTCCTGCTTCTCTATGGGGTGTGACTACTTCAGATTCCCCGATTCAGATAGACCCTCCCCAAACACACCTAGGAAACAGAACAAGATGGCTGGTGATTTAATTTTAGATGGTGAAGTACAAGCCCTACCCAAGCGAGGAATCTCACAGGAGACTTGCGAGAAGTGGGGTTACAAAGTAGGTAAGCATAAGTCAGGTAAGACAGTTCAAATTGCCTCACATATTAAAGACGGACAGATAGTAGCGCAGAAGCTACGGTTCGCTGATAAGACATTCTCAGTAGTAGGTCAAGGTAAACTGATGACACTCTACGGTAAACACTTGTGGAGAGATGGTGGTTTACGAGTAGTTATTACTGAAGGAGAGATTGACGCACTGTCAGTCTCCCAAGTACAAAACAATAAGTGGGCTGTAGTCTCACTCCCTAACGGCGCATCAGCCGCTAAGAAATCTATACAACAAGACCTTGAGTGGCTAGAGAACTTCGATGAAGTAGTCTTGATGTTCGACAATGATGAGGCTGGTAATGCAGCCCTAGAAGAGTGTGTCTCACTGTTCACTCCCGGCAAGTGTAAGGTCGCTAGGCTTCCTCTTAAGGATGCTAACGAGATGCTTATGGCTGGTCGAGGTCAAGAGATCATAAGTGCTATTTGGGATGCTAGGGTCTATCGTCCTGAAGCTGTAGTCTCCGCTGCTGATATACGTGATGAAGCTACTAAGGTTCCTGAGATGGGTATTCCTTGGTGCTGGCCTAGCCTTACTGACCTAACCTTTGGAATCCAACGTAGAACTTCATATTACATTGGTGCTGGTGTCGGTATCGGTAAGACCAATTGGGCTAAGGAACTTCAGTCATGGTTAGTCAACGTCCATAATCTTAAGGTCGGTGTGTTCATGCTTGAGGAACCCCTAGGTAAAACCTTAAAGGGTATCGCTGGTAAGTTCGTAGGTAAAGCCTTCCATCGCCCTGATAAGGGATTCACTCAGGAAGAAATCACTGAGGCAATCGGCACGTTAGACGAGAAGGTATTCCTGTACAACCATCCTACGTCCGGTACTGAGTGGGGCGACATCAAGAAAGCAATGCGCTACATGGTCGTATCGTGTGGTGTGAAAGATATTTTCTTAGACAACCTCACAGTAATGGTCGCACATCTCCCGGCTTCAGAAGCTAACGATGAAGTGAACCGTATCGCTAAGGAAATCAAAGAGCTTCTACAGGAACTGGACTTCACCTTATATGGCTTCTCCCACTTGAACAAACCTGAAAAGGGTTCAAGCCATGAGGAAGGCGGTAAGGTTCTTGAGAGTCAATTCACAGGCAGCCGTGGACTCATGCGATTCGGTAACTACATGTTAGGTATCGAGCGTAACAAAGACCCTGAGTTACCTCCTGAAGAACGTAACCTAGCTCATATCGTATTACTTAAAGACCGTGAGTATGGTCGTGCGGGTCGCTTCCCTGTGTTCTACAACGAAGAGACTGACCAGTTCTTAGAACCTGAAGATTCTCCCTTTGAACCTGATGAAACCCCTAGTCAATTCTGATGAGCAATAAAGGCGAACCAATATACCTAGACATTGAAACTGATGGTTACCTTGCAGAGACTACACAAGTCCACTGTATGGTACTTAAGGTTCGAGGTCAGGCGACTAGATATAACAATCAACCTAAGTACACCTTCACTACGACAGGCACAGTAGAGCAGGGCTTACGGTACATGATGGAAGCTACAGGTGACATCGTAGCCCACAACGGTATCAAGTTCGATATACCCGCACTCACTAAGGTCTACCCTTGGTTTCATGTAGATGACTCCCGGCTTGTAGATACCTTAGTGATGTCTAGGTTAATGTTCACAAACCTCTTCGACACTGACCCTGAGCTAATCAAGCGAGGAAAGCTACAGCCAAAACTCATAGGCAAGCACTCACTGGAAGCATGGGGTCAACGTGTAGGTATTCATAAGATTGGCTACACCGGAGGTTTCGAGGTGTGGACTCAGGATATGGAAGACTACTGTGCGGGTGACGTAGAGACTCTTGAAGCAATTCACAAGCACTTCCTTAACATAGGCTTCAGCGAACAATCTTTACGCCTTGAGCATGACGTAGCACTCATCGTAGCTAGACAGGAACGTAGAGGATTCAGCTTCGATACTAAGAAAGCTGTAGACCTATACAGTGTACTCGCTAAGGAACGTATGGTTCTTGAGGGTTCACTTAGAGATACCTTCCCTCCTATCTACAGGCGTGAGGGTGTCGAACCATTTACTCCCAAGGTAAACAACTCTAAGAGTGGCTACCTTAAGGGCTGTCAGTTCTCCAAGGTGAAACTTGTAGAGTTCAATCCGGGTAGCCGAGACCATATCGCTTATCGTCTTCGTGAGATGCGAGGGTGGAAACCTTCAGAGTTCACTAACGATGGTAAGCCCAAGGTAGACGATACCGTACTTGAGAATCTCCCATACCCTGAAGCGAAACTCTTAGCTAGGTACATGATGATTGGTAAGCGTATCGGTCAGATAGCTGAGGGTGAACAAGCATGGCTTAAGCTACAGAAGAACGGAATCATATACGGTGGTGTAGTAACCAACGGAGCTGTGACCGGAAGGATGACTCACAGTAATCCTAACATGGCTCAGGTTCCTGCTTCACACAACCCCTTCGGTAAGGAGTGTAGGGATTTATTCTATGCTCGTAAGGGCTATGTTCTTGTAGGGGCTGACGCTTCTGCATTGGAGCTACGCTGTCTTGCTGGTTACATGGCTGCTTTCGATAACGGTGATTACATTACAGTTGTTGTAAGCGGTAAGAAGGAAGACGGTACTGAGATTCACACCGTTAACCGTAAGGCTCTAGGGATTGAATCTAGGGATGTCGCTAAGACTTGGATTTATGCGTACCTCTATGGTGCGGGTGATGAGAAGCTAGGGACTGTCTTAGGATTCCCTAAAGGTGCTCAAGCGGTTAAAGCTGGTAAAGCATCTAGGGCTAAATTCCTTGAGGCTATCCCTGCGATGGCTGAGTTATCTAAACGTGTGAAAGCTAAAGTTGAACCTAAGATTACCAAATGGGTAGACGGGCGTAGGGTATCAAAGCCTAACCCTAAATTCGTAGGGTATCTGAAGGGACTTGACGGTAGGTTACTGCACGTAAGGTCAGCCCATTCAGCATTGAACACTCTCTTACAATCAGCGGGTGCAGTCATCATGAAGCAAGCCTTAGTTTGTCTTGATGGTCTCCTCAAAGAAACATTTACTCCCGGAGTTGAGTACGAGTTTGTCGCTAACGTTCATGACGAGTGGCAGATAGAAGTCTTACCACAACACGCGGAGTATGTCGGACAGATGTGCGTCAAGGCCATGCAGTTAGCTGGTCAACAACTTAACTTTGCTTGTCCGATTACTGGTGAGTATGTCATAGGAAGCACATGGAAAGACACCCACTAATCAAAGTGCTAGACCGGGCTTGGAGATTGGGTATCACAGTTCAATCTCAGTTCTTTCGAGAACATCCCAAGCTCGTAGCACTAGCAGCATCGTTAGGATTAATCACTACGTTAGACCCTGAAGGAAACTACGGGGGAACGTGGAGGGTTACTCCTGATGGGTGCTATCAACTATTTAACCCACAGGAATCACAAGATGAATCTACAAGAGAATCTGAAGGGGTACGGACAGTATCTCCCTTGGTTGCTAGTGGCAACATTGAGTCTCGCTTTGACACTCAAGAGCTGTTCGCTACCTCAGCCAGTACCGACACCAGCGATGGTCACGGAAGCCTTACCAGTTCCGGTACTAAAGAAAGAGGCCAAGATTGAAACAGCCATCGCTTCAGGAACTGTTAAAACTTATAAGCCCTCAATCAAAGCCTCTCTACCCTTACCAGCAGAAGTTATTATCAATCCTGTCAAGCAAGTCACCAGCTCAAATATCGTTCAACCCAAGGAGGCACGGCAAATCGTATCTCAGGTCATTGACACTGGAACTGGTGAAACTACAACGTATGTATCAGACGGTGGAACACCTTGGTTCGCCTTCGAGAATCGGGGGAGTGTCTCACTCGACTATGGATTTAAACGTCAAGAGACTACGCCCACAGTTCGTTTTAATTACCGACACGATTTAGTGCAACTCAAACAGATTCACTTAGGGGTATCAGCCTCAGCGTACAGCGATGGCGATTACTTCGTAGGTATCGGTGGAGCTTATCGCTGGTAATGGCTTACACGATTCACGATCACAACGGCAATCTATACATGGATGTCAGCCCCGTTAAGTCAACCATGTACATCTCACTTAAGGAAGCCTCTCAGAAACTCTCGCAGTTACCGGGGGGTTACTTCATTAAAGATATGACAACCAAAAAGAAAGTAGAACCTATATGAGAAAACTTAAGTGTTTCTTAGGGTTTCATCTTAAGGAATGGGTCTTCAAGGCCTTTTTTACATGCCCTCAATCCGGTATTAAAGTCGGTGCTGAATCCCAAGAGTGTGTTTACTGTGGGTGCTAAGGTAAAGACTACCCTCCTTATAGACGCTGACATCATTGCCTTCAAATACGCTTCAACCAATGAGAAGAAGTTCGATTGGGGTGACGGTGTGGTATCTAAAGAGGTCACTGAGGACATAGGAAAAATCGCTAAGGAAATTGATGATTGTCTTAAGGACTATCTCGAAGTAACTAAAGCTGATGACTTAATTATCTGTCTCTCAGACGACACAATCAACTGGCGTAACAAAGTCCTACCAAGCTACAAGCAACACCGTAAGACACCTGACGGTATCTCTAGTCGTCCTGAGTGGCTCTACCCTCTGAAAGAACATCTCGCTAAGACCTACCCTAGTTATCGTAAGCCAACACTGGAAGCTGATGACATCATGGGAATCCTTAGTACACACCCTAAGCTAATCCCCGGTAAGAAAATCATTGTGTCCGAAGATAAGGACATGAAGACAATCCCCGGATGGCTATGGAATCCACGTAAGGATAGGAAGCCTTGGTTCGTTACTCCTGAAGTAGCTGACTACTGGCATCTCTTACAGACTCTTATGGGTGATACCACGGATGGTTATAAAGGATGTCCCGGAGTTGGCCTTGAGACTGCTGATGATGTCCTCAAGAACCCGTACTTACTCGTACCTTATGAACACATCATGAAGTCCGGAAAACGTAAAGGTGAGGTAGAGATTCGCTACCGTAAGGAATCCACAAGTAACTTATGGGATGCGGTGGTATCGCAATACAACTTCAAGGGTCTCTCTGAGAAAGACGCATTGACTCAAGCTAGGGTCGCTCGTATTTGTAGACACACAGACTATAACTTCACAACACAGGAACCCATCTATTGGACACCCAACAAACTAAACCAGTAGTCTCTTACGACTCAGCCTCTCTCGTAGGTAATCACGCGGTAGTGAAACTAGGAGAAGTCTTACGATTAACTACAGCAGTAGTACGCCTAGAGGAAGACGGTGAGTTCGAGACACTCAATACGATTTATCGAAAGGCTACTGAATGACTGACCAGCGCAGTTGTAATACCTGTGAACACCACAAACAAGAACAGCCCCTAACAGAAGCTCCGACCAAGTGTTGGAATTGTGTAGGGACACGTAACCTTATTCATTGGGAACCCATTATGTTCATGCCTACACCGCGTACCTTACCTGACCCTCCAACGGTCGAAGCTCCTGACGTTCCCCGTCCTAAGTTGACAGGTACGGAGTACGCAGCATTACATCAAGAGACAGAAGCTCCTAAGTCAGCCTTAGATACTCAGGTAGCTGGTAGTCACTATAAGCATCTCAAGATTCAACCTATGGAATACTCAATGGGTAACAAACTTGATGCTTGTCAGCACACAGCTATTAAGTACATCACACGCTTCCGTAGTAAGGGTGGTAAGCAAGACTTAGAGAAAGCTAAACACGCTATTGATATGCTTATCGAGTTTGAGTATGGAGCTGACCAGTAATGTTCGAGCTAACGCTTGACGACTTCCCCGATGGATTAATCCTAAGATTACAACCTACTGGAAGTAAATTTATCTGCAACCCTCCGGTTATGTCTACAGACGAAGACTACTTCGCATGGGGTTTTAACTACGAGAAAGTAATCCGTGAGCTTCAAGAATTGGGATGGGAACTTTGCTGTAACCCTGACTACTTGGATACTAAGTTCACAGCACTTCGTAAAGGCGCCCTAAATTTAATCATAGTGAACGGCAAGATTGAATTTGAGAAGTGTGTTCAATGCACAAAGCTGGCTAAGAGATTCAACCTCCTTAACAAGCAAGACCGTATAGACCTCTTTGAGTTAGTCCGTAATGGTTACTACGATGACCTGTTAGATGATGGCTGCGATTAACGATGTAACTGGTGATGAACTCCGAAGTAAAACCACCAGCAAACTCTACGAAACAAACTACGACAACATCTTCAGAAAGAAACCTACAGAACCTCTACCACAACCAGTTAACACCTGTCCTTGTGGGGGCGCACCTTGCAGATACTGCTGGTGTCCTGAATAGAATCCAATGGCTTCCTCTGAAGTTCCCTCCGATAAACCTATGGAATCTACCGAACTATGAAAAAACTCTCAGCATTAATCTTAACGGCTCTAATGACAATCTCCACAATGGCTGAAGCTGGCCGCTACGGAGGAGGCTTCCGTTCAGGGGGCTTTAGTCGTTCATATAGTCGTCCTTCAATGCCTCGTTATACAACCCCACGTCCTGTAGTTAAACGAACCACAATCGTACAGCAACACAACCACGTTACTCAGAACAACGGTACAGGCATCTTAGGTACAGTGATTGGTGCTGGTGTCGGTTCATACATCGGTAGTCGTTTAGCACAGCCTTCACACAACGAACCTCAGCAGCAGCAATTCCCGCTATGTCCTAAGCCTGTCCCGGCTGGTTGGAATACCCCTTG